ACTGCTGCCTGCATATAGCGGGAAGTATTATCAACAGTCAGTAGTGGTCTTGGTGCTGCTCCATTAAGTGACTTAGCCCACCCTTCCCCACTTACAGGAATTGGTGCGTAGGTAATTCCGTTATAGACAACAGAAGTACCATTTGGGTTTGTCTGATTAGTGAAGTAGAAGATTCCCTGACCCAGTGTTGAAGCGTCAAGCGTGAATAACTCAACGATTGCAGCATTAAGGTTAGACTTTTGAAGGTCTTGATACATTGTCATAAGTCGTACTCCTGGCGGCAAGTAAAGCTAACATTGAACAGTTGGCCACCAGTTGTAGAAATACTTAGACCAGCCGCATCAACTGAAAACTTGCAGCTTGTACTAGAGCCGTTCGGGGTGTAGTCGAAATATCCCCAACTACCAATTCCGTCGATAAACGTCAATAGAGTTGTTAGATTAGCTTGGCTTAGATTAACGTAGTCAACGGTTCCCTTCCAAACAATTGCGTTTAGTCCGTCCTGCACGCGATTAGAGAAGCCTTCTCCTAATCTCATTTCTCTCTTGCGATAGCCTCTTTCAAACTTGGTTGTTTGTGCTATTTGAGTCTGTAGTGGCAAGGCGCTCATAGTGGTGTCCTCTTGTTTTTATTATTCTGTGCTTCTCTGCGAGCTGCTGTCCACGGCTTGCCTTTACCGACGTAAATCTCTTTGCCATCTATATCTCTGTATAGGTAGGTGTAGTAAATGATCATTCCGTCCTTTTTCCCTTTATCTGCTGCGAATTGGATTTAGCGTACCGCCAGATCGTTGTGCTTGAATTAATGCGTTGCTGATCTTCACATCAACCAAATCGCTCATTTGTTTTGCAAGCTTGCCTCTATCTGCTGCGCTCCCTGCATCACCACTGAACTGCACTGTTATTGGTGTATTTATTTGAACTGTATTGCTTCCGCCTCCACCGATAGCATTGTTCGGGACAATAGTGCCTGGGCCTTTAGGGATGAATATTTCCGGTCCCTTTTCACCAACAAGTATTGAACGACCACCGTTGTTACCAGTAATAGTTGCTCCGTCTGCTGCTGCACCATATACAGAATCAAATGCTGGGGCCGAGGCTGCTGCGCCACCACCGCCCATACCAAGCAAGCTACCAATAGTGCCCATAAACCCACTACCAGCCATTGAAGCCTTCATGGAGTTGATAAGTGGAATAACAACGTACATCTGGAATATCAATTTAGCAATCTGGTCCAGCATCGAAGCAACCATGTCCTTAAATCCGCTCTTGCCAGTAGTAATTAACTGATACATACTGTCCGAGAAGCCCTTAAGTCCGTTGGTAGTAATCTTCTCAAGTCCTTGCTGTAGCGTGCCTAGGCTGGTAACGAATGTATCGATACCTCTACCTGCCCAATCCTTCTGTGCGTCAGTTAAACGCTTAGTTGCAGCAGTAACAGCATCTGTATCGGCAGCAGCCTTTACCTGTAAGTCACTGATACGCTTTAGCTGTGCTTCGCGTTGGGCATCGGTTGTGTACTGAGTCTTCTTGATTTCGATAATGTCAAGTTCAAGTTGATTTAGAATCTTCTGCTTAACAACTTCATCTGCAATTGCTTCAACTGACTTGCGCTTGAAATCGATCTGCTTAGATATCGTGTCGTTGTATTGCCTTACGATTGCATCAAGTCCTGCGTATTGGCTTTTCTGCAAGTCAAGAGCACGGTTTTCGTCGACTGAACTGCCTGCACTTCTAGCCTTATCCTTTTCAATCTGAATAGCTAGAGAATCAGCGTCAAGCTTATTCAACATCTTCTTCGCTTCGGTTAATCCTGAGTGGATACGAATTGCGTTTTCCTTGTTGAACTTCTCGCGTGCTGCATTCTCTTGGTCTATTACTGCATTCTTTGCAGCAACATCGGCATCAATCTTCCTTAGCTCAATCTCAACCTTCATTAACTCGCTGTAATGCGCAGAGTTATCTAGAAGCTTGGTTAGTGACTCGTTGTAGATTGCGTAAGGGTCAGCAGCGGGACGCATTACCTGCTCTAGCTGCTTCTCTCTTGGGTCTTTTGCCTTGACAGTATTTCTGTCGATAATGTCTTGCTTTGTTTGTGCGTAGGTAGTTGGATCAAGCAACGGGCCCTTAACTCCGTCACGCTCGTACAGTGCTTTCTGGTTTGATAAGTGTTCAGCAAGCGCAGCAAGCTCGGTTGCCATTCTTGTCTTTAGATTAACTACGTGACCGCTGTTATAGGCAGTTTCGTCTTGCTGCATCCTGCTGTACTTGGCATTCTCTGCATCGCGAGCCTTTAGCCTTTCGTCTTCGCGGGAGTTAGCTAGCAACGTTGCACGTTCGTCTAGTAGCTGCTTTAGTTGTGCTTTCGCATCGTCACCCTTAACACCACCAGCTTGAATATATGCAATCTTGCTTTCGATGGCCTTTAGTGCTGCAACGGTATCTAACGCATCGGCACCAATATTCAGCTTGAAGTTCTTCCAGATTTCACTAAAGACAATGCCTAGCCTTGTCCATCCAGAAATAGAATCTTCAATTGCCTTCTTGCCAGCACCGTTTTGATACTCGGCATAAGCCTTCACAGCTTCTGTTACGGCGTCTTGCTTGCGTCCAGTTTCTTCAAGCAGACGGATTTTCTCCTGCTGCTTAGGTGTGTAAATGTTGTGGCTGCTATTGAATGCTTCCATGAACTTAGTAGGAGAAGCAGCAAGCTTATTCCACTCATCGGTTAGCTTATCTACTGCTTCACCAGATACGCGACTGTCGTTGACAATCATCGGTGCTAATAATCCGATCTGTTCCTTAGTGAACTGCCCTGACTTTGCTAGTCCCATAACAGCAGCAGAAGCGGTGCCATAGGACGCAGTTACCTGTCCAGCAATGGTTGTACTTAACTGCTTGAAGCTGTCGTTTGTTAATCCAGCGTAGTTATTGGTTAGATACAGTGCAGCATTGAAGTCTTTTGTTTCCTTGTGCGCTTGGTAGAAAGCAACACCAACTGCCGCTGCTGCTGCTACGGTTGCACCAAGCGCAATACCTGCAGCAGCACCCATAGAGCCTAATAGTCTAAACGCGGTACCAAGTGCGTTTGTGCGTTCTCCAAGCACCATTAGCGAGCCACCGAATCTGCTCCAGTTGCCCATCGTTGCTTCGTGCGCTAGAACTAATAGTTCACGGTTAACACCAGCGTGCGCTGACGCCATCCTATTCAGTGGTGCAACGGCCTTATCTGCTTCGCCAGCTATTGCACTAACTCCTGCAGCACTTTCGTTGGTAGCAGCAGTCATTGTTTTGACTGAAGCAGTAGCTTTATCGACTTGGCTCGAATCTACTTTGAAGATTGCTTCGAATAGGATTTGTGTCATTATTGTTGTTCCTCTTGTAATTTCCTCTGCTCGTTCAGTTCGCCAATAAACGCCTTGTCTATATCCTTGATGAGCACAATATCCACTAACTGCAACTCAATCTGCATCAACTGTATGTAGGATTGAATCTGTGTATCTGTTAAGTGCTGCGAGCCACTATCTGTTTGTGTGCGTGACCTGCCTATTTCTTCCCACTCCCTAACTATCCAATTCTCATATGCGTTTAGTTCTACTTGCTTCGGAACTGCACGGCCATTTAGTGTTTCCGGTAATGGCAGGTTGTTCTTCAAAAGGAAATCTAGCTGCTGTGCAAGTGTGCCCATTTTTGCCGGGAAGTTCATTTGCACATAAGCTCTAACATAATCTGTGACGTTATTCCTTACTTGTCTTATAAAAGTTGCCACGCTTCTTAGCGTAGTCCTCCACTTGTTCTAAGATAATCTTTGCTTGTTCTTGTTCGAATATTGCCTTAGCAAGCTCTGGTGTATATTCGCCACCGAATGCTTCGTTGTTATACCAACCAACTATCAACGAAATAACCATATCCTTGTTGATTTGAGCTAGTGCAGCGAGTTCTTCTGCGCTTAAATCGCTTGGCTTCTTGCCGAAATATGGCAATGTCTTTTTCTCTGCATCGCGGAACTGTTTGCTGTCTGTTCCAACTACTTTCATAACAATCCCTGTTGGTTCACCATTGATATTCATGATCTCTAAATCAGCCACTTTGGCGAATAGATCACTGATGTGTTTTACTGTTGTCATTCTTTTGTCTCCTGTTGACCTTATATTTATCCATGAAAAACGGCCCCGAAGGGCCGTTGTGTTCTGCACTAGATAATATTAAGTGCGAGTGATAACCAAGTTGCTTGCGCTTGTGGAATCAAAGAAACCAACAAACGGTAGAGTCATTGTTACCGGACCTTGACCAGTTACTGCCTTGGTTGCGCCGTGATAACGCAAGTTCGGGATTAGATAGTCATGGGAGTTGGTGCCGTTTGTCAAAGTGAATTCAACGCTCGATGCTGTGCTACCAATGAACTTGTTATACATAACTGCATCAGTTACATAGACGTTAGCCGACCCAGTTACTTCGAAATAGCTCGAAGACAAGCTCTGTGCTGCGCTTGCACCAAGTGCGAAGTTAGCTGCGGACTTGTTATCAAGTGTTAAATCTAAAGACATGAATGTTGCAAAAGCAGATCCACCTTCCTTGAAGGTTCCACCGTTATGCACGAATGGTAATGCTGTCTGTGGCAGTGTATAGAAACCACCAACACCAGTACCTGCTGTTACGTCAACTGAAGTTGTAGTAACTGTAGGACTGTCTTTACCTACGAATGTGAACTTAGCAGTTACGATGCCGTTGACACCAAGCTTTAATTGAAGCTTATCAACAATCATACCGTTATACAACCAATACTGACCAATGTCTAACTGAGCATGTTCAATTGATAAGCTCGATTGAGTGTTACCAATCTTTAGAACGTTTGTTGCCCATGGAGCATTCATTAACGAAACCAAAAGGTTGTCGTAGTTAAGTGGGCCATACGCTACATCTAAGTCACCTGCGATGTGTACGTTACCCGATACGGACGGACGATACATTCTGTCGCCCTGGATGCTGCCGTCGTTATATTTGTCAATTGTCTTATTAACTGAAAAGCCTGTGAACGGAATGTCCAAAAGAGCTGGCGTGGCAGGTGTGGTACCCCAGACTGTTTCTACGACCGCTCCGATGGCACTTCTTGAACCAACTGCTGGATTCGCCATGTTACTAACTCCTTATTTTTGTTATGTGATGATTACCATCGTTTTATTTATCCATCAAAGATAGACGGTCCATTGCACCCTTACAGGGACGCAATAGTATTTATTGATTGAATACGCTGTCATTACGCTTGCAACTTCCACTGCAACAGTCACAGCGCCTTGTGTAAGCCTTAAGCCGGTTGGAAACGTGCTTACTACGGTGTCTGCAAGGGTCCTAGCTGCGCTGCTGCCAGTGTCCAGCGGGTAGAACACGTCTACTTGGTACAACCCTGTTAGCAGGCGCATAGCGTTCGCACCCGAGCCCAGGGTAAGGATGCTGCTAGCTGCCGGTAATAGCGTAGTGCGGACAAACGAAGCTAGATTAGTTGTTGCGTTGAGCCGATTGTTTTCAGTTTGCAGTACAGGCAATCCACTAATGGTCTGAACTTGGGCATCAAGCAGGGTTTGAATTATTTGTGTGCTCATTGAATACCTGCCCTTTGTTTAGCCAGTGCACCAATTACTGTGGATTCAAGTACGGTTGTGGCAATCATTGCTCTTGGTGCGAACTTCGGAGTACCGTTTTCCACGTACTCCGCATAATCCTGTGTATTGGAAAGCGTAAATCCCGTTGGTGTCATATCTGTACTAAACCCTGCCTGCAATGCACCAGTAACTACAGGTGTCTTTTCCTTAACTCGCTTTAGGAATTCGTCTGCAAACTCCTGCTTGAAGCGTGTCATCTTTGCTTCAATGTCTGCGTATATTTTATTAATTTCACCTGCGCTGTTCATGCTTACTCCAATGCCAACACGTATGCAAGCACAGTATCGGCAGGACAATAGGATTGAACTTCAAGCACGCGATACGATCTGCCTTTACCAGTAACTGTGTCACCCGGCAACGGTTCAACAGTGCTAGCAGGGATATAGGCAGTTTCGGTGCCTACTGTTAGCTTTGTGAATAGTGATGTTGGGTCTGTCTTATCTGAAGTGTTCTTACCACCACAATAAACAGCATAGGTCTTGATAGTCTTACCTGTGCCCGCACTCACAATAGTTATTGCGGTGCCGTACTTGGTAATTATTTTTGCAATCGAAGACTGCATCGATGTGTAGTTATAAGCCATTAGCGTTGTCTATTCCCTGTTGCTGTGCCTTTCAACACTGCGTACAAGAGCAAGTCAACTTTTCTGAAGTTACTTACCGGTGTGGTTTTGTTGTAGAACGATCTAATCATTACGTCGCCGACTTTCTCAATCTTGTCAACTAAGTTGCTTTCAACGTTTAGTTGTGGAAACAAGTCAGTGCCTTGTGAATAGAGCAATGCAAATTCGGCTTGGGCATTCTTTATCTCTTGCGGAATAGTTGCTGACTGTCTAATGCGTCCGTACTTGTCCCAAAATATCAGGCGCGGCCATAAAAGGGGCTGCGTACTGCCTACAGGGATAGCAGACTCATACTTGGCTCCGTAGTAAGCGTCTAGCGCCTGTGTAGCAACGATTAGAGCGGTTGTGTAATCCGTCCCTCCGCTTGTGTCCCATGCTGTGTTGCCGTATGCAGTGTGGTAGGTGTTTGCTTCAATCAAGCTAATATATGAATTAGCTCCTGCTACATTCAGTCCTGTTTCAACGATGATGCTCATTGTGTTTTCCTTGTAATAGGCAAGACCGACTGCTTAAGAAACCCTGCTTGATCCTCCGTGAGTGTCAATAAGTCTCCATACTTGGCAATTATCTTCACGTTATTTAGCAGAGCATCAATTGGCTTGATTGCTATGTGCGTTAGCACTGGCTGGGTTATCTTTGGTGCTTTTACTTTCATTGGTGTAAATTACCGCCGTATGTTCCCTTGCACAATTTGTTAGTGAAGATGAATTTGTAGTTGGAATGAAACTGCTTCTCCATTGCTACTTTGCATTCGGTGCATTCCGGCAGTGGGTCGGAATATTTCATTAACTTGTCTTCAACCTTTTGGCAGGTAGGACATTTGTAGGTGTAGATTGCCATTTGTGCTCCTTAAGCTCGCACAGTATTTATCGCCAAAAGAAAAGCGGCCGAAGCCGCTTTTGTGAGTATCAAGCTAAGTTGATTAGAACGAAGCGTTAATACCTGTAGTCGAGTTAAGACCAACGCTAGAAGCGCACTGGCCTAACCAGCAAGCATCTGTATCAATAATTGCGTAGTCATAAACACCGTACCAACCGATATTGACGAAACGACCAAGCGAGTCGAACGGACCAGTAACAGTCAATTCAGGAGCTTGCGAAACACCTTTACCAAGACCATTGAAGCCAAGGAAGTAAGTGTTGTATACGTCGATGTTAGCGCCGCCAGTTTGGTTAGCTACTGTTGCCAAGTTTTGACGAACAATACGGAATCCGCCGAACATACCAACTTCGTTCTTAAGAACTGTTTCTGGGTTGCTGTACTTCTGAACGTCTGTCCAAGAAGCGTTAACGGTAGTATCAGCACGTAGATCATTAATAACGTCGTCATGCATAATCGCAATGTACGAACCATCTAACGATTGAACGCTGTGGCGAGCAAGCTTGTTATAGAAGTAGTTCAAGAAAGTGCGGTTTGCAGTATCAGTTGCAAGCAATGTCGGATTTGTCTTTGCGTTTGCAATGTATGCATTAGCAGAAGCATCCATAGTAACCATTGCACGAAGGTCTTGCGAACGTCCGCAATCCATACCGGCTAATGTCATTGCTGCAAGAGCAGCTTTTCCACCAGATTGCAGAATAGCAAGGTTAGTAGGAGTTACAACTTGACCGAATTCAGCCGGTGTAATTGTTACTGCCGAAACAGAAAGAGTTGTGCGGGTTGCGTCATCAGTTTCAGTTAACGGTGTGCTTGTTGGGACCAAGCGTTGGAACTTTGGAAGAGTAATGCTCTTCGCCTTAATGACTTCTTCATACTGTACGAACTGGTCGAGAACTTGATTTTGACCAGCAGCTACGATGAAGGACTTGTCATAAGCTAAAACCTGAGCTGCCGAAATTGACGAGCTTACGGTTTCATTTGTATAAAATGCTGCCATGATTTGTTATCCTTGTTGTTATACCTTGTTGTATTTCTTCATAATTTTGTAGATTGCTGTTGATATGTCACGAGTGTTAGCAGGTAAAGCTGCTAATTCCTTTTCATATCCGCCTGTTACGTCCCCTTCAGTAGCACGCTTTAGGTTTGGTGCGACTGGAGTTTCTGCTCCATCAAACAAAATCGAATCCGTTTCTTTAACTGACTTAACAAGTGCAGCAAGTGACTTAACATTCACTTCGCCATCCTCATCAAATTCAATCTTGCTCCGATCAATTAGCTTCATCACAGTTGATAGGCTCTTGGCTTTTTCTGCAGTTAGAAGTTCTTTAAGCTTCTCGTCTGCTGCCCTGGTCCGCAACTTAGATTCAGTTTCCTTAATCTTTGCATCTGCTGCTTCATACAACTCCTTGTACCTGCCGCTTTCGACCGCTTCCTTATCTGCGCGATCTTTATTCTCTTTTTCGAACTTGCGTAGCTTCTTTAGAAGTTCCGAGTTCTTTTCTGCCTCAGCCTTTAGTGCTTTGTTCTCGGCAATTACTTGCTCCGCTGTTTGCTCTACTGGTGCTGCTACTTGTGCGTCCGCACTTTTTAATTCTTCAGTCGCATCCGCAACCTTATTTTCTTCAGTCATTGTTCCTCCGAACTTTTGTACTTTTATTTATCATCTTGAATTAGCTGGCCTTACCTCCGCCTTGAATATTGATATTCAGCGTGTGATTGGCTTTGTTGTCCTGTGCTGCACTACCGTCTGCGGCTGGTGCTTCTGGTGCTGCTACTTGCTTATCTGAGCCTGTAGCTGCTTCTATGCTGTCGTCTACATCGGGTTGAAGCTTCGCCAACATATCTGCCTTAACCTTCTGGAATTCGACAATCTCTTCGAAGTGCTCCATTGCTTCTGCTTTCGTCTTGCCTAGCACATCAATGAAGTAATCAATTTCAGTTGCACGGCCTTCTGCAATTCGTAGTGACCAAATGTTTTCTTGTTCAAGTGCATTAACTGGTAAGAACGGATCATCAAATTCAACAACGATGTCTGCTGTTGGGCTGAATACTTCTTGTCCAGTCATTAAGTTAGTCATGTCGCGCACAACACGGAATAGGCGTCTAAATCCTTGCTCCATCATTCTTTGGCGTGTCTTGCGTAGTTCTAAGTTATCAATTTCTTCTACGATCAATTGGAATCCACTTGCAGCAGCAGGATCACCAGCGGACTTAATACGCACTGACCAGTCACTTGCATAGCTGCGAATCCAACTATCAATAACTTGATCCATTGGAGTTAGCTGTACGTTTGGTCCCTTGAAGTCATAGAAAGCACCTTCAACACCAGCACTGTTTAGGAATACTGTTTTGTTTGGGCCAGCAGTAGTACCGCCTTGATTAGCCATCATGCGTGGAGTACCGGACTTATAGGGTTGTCCCACTGACAGGCTTTGTGTTTCTGCTGTGTCCACAAGCTCACAGTTAGTAACGGCAGTTGGACGCTTCATCCAACTCATTACCCATTCTGTTTCTGTAAGGTGAACGTTTACGATTTCGTTTAGCTCAACCAAGTCGTGATTAATTGGTGCCCAAAATCCGTTACGTGGCACATTGGTATCGTAGAAAGCAACGATAGGCACGCACTTAAACGGATGCACTTCTGTTCCAACTACAGTTAACTTGTCATCAATAAGTGCAATGTCAATAATTCTGTCTACTGTCATTACTCGCCATTGCTGAGCACCTGTTTCGTCAGATACAAGTGCAATCATTCCCATTGGCATTTTTGTTAGCGGGCTGATAACGACTCCGCAGTTAGCACGGTGAAGTAAGTCGAATACGACGTTTTTTGCAACTGCATCCCACATGACATGCACCACTGCTGTCTTTAATAGGCGGCTTACTTGGTCAAGGTTAATGAAGAACTCTTGCCATTCGATATTTTCAAGTTGGTCGGTAAGTGCTTCTGTTTGAATTAGGTCGGGTTCGTCTGCACCCTCTTCAACGATTAGAATGCGTGGCATTTGATTGCTAAACAGCATT